GAAGTAATTTACAATCAGATTCTGTTATTAATGAACCTAATGTATTTTCAAGACGTGTTCCTGGTTTACCTTGATTGAATCCAATGATTTTCAAATCAACAGAAAATTCAATCTTCAACTTCATCTGTTCATTTGGTTTACCATCTTTCCATATACAAGACAATCCTTTAATGATTGTTCCTTCCTCACCCGCAGCCAGCTTAGTTTTGAAATCTAAAATTGCTTCCTCGTATGAGTACACACGTTTTGATTCGATTAATCTGATTTTATCAGTTACTAATCCTGCAAGGAAAAATTCTAAGTCGTCCAATCTTTTCTGATATGTGCGATTACTTCTTGCTTCTTTGTATTCATCAATAGTAATCATATCCCATACAGTGAATACAATCTTATCGGTTGCTTCCTGTACTGTCATACCATGTTCTTTGATAAAATCCGACATCTCGGCTACAACTGTTTTTCCATCTTCCAATTTTTTGTTAATACTAACGACACTTGCAATAATACCATTAGATATATATCTAGGAATTCCATCAATTGTTAATTCTCCATTTAAGACAAATTCATCTTCCACATCTGTAAAGATATCATCAAATGCACCATTGAGATATGTAATCTCACCGCCACGACTTTCTAATGTAATACCACCCGCAGAAATTAGGTTGGCATAACGACCATCCATTTTAACCTGTGATACTACACCATTTTTATCTTTAAATATATTCTGTGCTTTTTTCTTATTGAAGGCAATTGCACCCATGTAAGGAGTAGATTCAATATGTTTCTTCCATACCTTATTCACAGTTGATTCATTTAAACCAATCTTAAGGTCCTTTCCAATAATTCGCTCAATAACGATAGCGTCATTAGGCATAACATTTTCAAGAATTTGTCTTAGTAATGATGATGCACTGGAACCTGTAACTTCACGTGAAGATAGTTGCGATAATTTTGTGATAGCATCCTCTAAACTTGTCCAATTCGATGAACTGATCGATTCGTATTTAGGAATTTTCTTGATATAGAATTTTACACGAGGTGATAATGCAAGATAAATTACTTTCTTTAGTAATTCATTATCTTTGTATTTTAGTAATGTCTGTTCTTTAACTTTTGTTGAGTTAGTTTCATTAAGTTCTTCGAAAATCGATAAAATATCTTTCATTGTTATCCTTTATCTGGTTATTATATCATATGTAATCTTAAATTAAGTTTAAATCAAATAGTGAGGTGATTATGAGTACATTCACAATCCCTCTAATTCTAATTGTATCTGATGACGATGAGTATAGGACAAGCGCAGGGGTATAAATCATAACCAAAATTCAGGATATTCCTTTCTGAATTTTTGTTGGTCAAATAACTCTAATATTTGAGTATGTCCTTTAAATATAGCTGTAGCTTTAACATCAGGTCTATTTGTTATTATACCTAAATTTTCGCTGTTGTTGTTATACAATAAAAACCATACTAGATTATCTTTAAAAGATATGTCTATTATTTTCTCTGTTAACTCATATAATGTAATCTTATCAACAGTTGTGCATACATTCTGAAGAACATCCTGTAATATACTCTCACGTTCATTAAAATCTATTTTTTCTAACTTTTCATATATGTAATTAAAGATATTAGTATCTTGAGATTGAACTAATGAAGCGTTTGTAATATTTCTAATGAATTTTGCCCTATCAGGACTCTGGAATATAATGTCGATTATATTATATACTATATCGATACATTTATTTTTTGATATTAGTTGTCTGCACACAAATGATAAAATTTTTACATCACTTGGTAATACATCCAACTGGATACGAATCTCATCTTCTGAAATTATACCATAATCAATTGTTTTTAAGTTTGTAAGCATTCTCTATCTTTCGAGTTGTGTGACGTGAATATTTTTAGATCAAGATCCCAGAATATGTATGATGCTATAAATTGTGATATAATCATTATTGACCAGATATCACTATCTTGTTTAGGAAAGATATACATTATCGCAATAATAAAAGGAATATTTACCTGTCCTTTTATATAGTACATTATCTTAGGATGTCTGCAAAAAATGTTCCTTATTTTCTCAATCAATGTATATTCCTTTTTAATCATTTGAACTTATCCGCCCATTCCGCAATTCTTCCACGGACTGTTTTTGTCAATGTAATGGCACCAACATTTACTTCACCATTATCTGTTCCTATACGGTTAATAAGGTATGTTAAAGCACTTGTATGTTTGTTGATATACTTGTTATCAATTTGACGGTTTGACCCGATGGCGATTATCTTACAACCTTCAGTAACACGTGTCAAAATGGTCTTAATGCTTGCCACAGAATCATTTTGGCACTCATCTACAATAAGAATTGCATCACGAATATTTGAACCACGTAGAAAGCCTTCGTACATAGGTGTAATCTGGTAATCCTTAATCAAGTCTGAAATCTTAGTTTCAAGTTCTTCTTTTGTGAATTTCTTTTTATACTTCTGTACAACAATTGCTTCAAGATTTGAAAAAAGAGGAGCTAGATATGGTGCAATTTTTTCTTCTGATGTTCCTGGTAAAAATCCAAGTTCCTCAGTATCTGAAGCCACTGTCTTACGAATATATACAATTTTATTATATCTATCTCTATTTTTATCAATCAATCTCATAGCCCCACTAAGTGCAACTGCTGTTTTACCAGAACCCGCTGGTGCATCACAAACAATAACATCATAAAATGGGTCAATAATCATACTACTATAAATTTTTTGTTCAACGTTACCTGGTTTAATATTCTGACGTTTTAAATCAGCGTCATCAATCTCAAAGAAAGTTAGGCCTGACTTATAGTAATATTTTCGATTTCCTTCAGCATTAAATAAACACAAACCAAAAATAGTATCAGGAATATCTAGCTTTGATGCTTCTATACTTGTAGGTAACTCAGTTAGTTGCATCTCGACCTCTGCATAAAGGTCAATACTATCAGGAATATTCTTACCAAAAATTTCAATATTGATACCAAGTGCCAATGCACGATGTCTACACATAACGTCTGCAGAGATAAACGCTACTTCCTCAATATAATGGTTTGATGAAAATAGTGCAACTTCAAGAATCATTCTATCATTTAGAATTGCTCTCTCAATGTTCTTACTTGATACAGTGTATTCCTCTCTTGAGATAATATCAATTGTAATATTCTTCTCAGAATTGATAAAAACCCTTGTTATTACTGTACCAGCAATAGGTCGTGTAACTGAAACAAGTTCACCTTTTTCTAATAACTTACCAAAACTTCGTGCCTGAAAATTAATCTCTTCAGTACCTGATTTTTTAACATCAAGCTCGTCCATAACCGTCTCAGGAAGTACAATCAGATTTGATGAATTCTGAGATAAAATTTCTATGTTCGAAACATCATTTAGAATAATATTAGTGTCGAGTACATATACTTTTTCGAAATCTCGTTTAACTTGTTCTTGTAATATTTCTTTTTGCAAAATAAGCCTTTGGTTGAATATATTTTATTTATATCCAGTTATCCTGATTGTTTTACATATCGATGTGGTCAGTGATTGAACAGATCAATTCTCTATCTTTATCGATGGATAGGAATATTTTAAATCTATCACCATTGTTTACTTTCATGCTTTTGAGAACTGATGCACGTATCTCGAGTTCTACTGCATGTAACATAGCAATTGTACCTAACGCATCTTTTTCAGTGATTCCTTTTATAAGTTCACGCTCACAAAAGAGATTTAACATCTCAGTTTTGAACATACTATTTTGGTTTGCCAGTAATGATTTAAGGTTACGTGCAATATCCTTAATATCATTACCTTGCTGGTTGTATATAAATTTCTTCAGATCATCATACGTGATTTGTTCATTGAAACGTGTGTAAAATTCATAAAATCGTGATCCTATACTTTCACCAATTTTACCACGGATAATTGTCAATGCGTGAGGATTTTCTTTACCTCCTTTTAACACCTTCAATAAATCTGAGAGTTTCTCCCATGCACGTGGTGTTGGAAATTTAGAATCCTGCACTTCCTCACTAATAAAATTTAGTTTATCAGGATTATTAGCTATGAATGATAATACAGCCTTATGTAAACCTTTTTTAGTTGCCCATCGTAACCACGATTCAGCATCTGCCTGTACGTCAATAGTTAGAAATCGGTCAAGTAATGCCGGGTCAAGTTCATCTACCTGATAACCCTCACCCGCAGGATTTATACAAGCTATAACCAATGTTGGTTTACCATTAAAGTATGGAAGCGAATGTTGGTGTATCTGTCGCTCAAGAACTAATTGTAATGCAGATTGCTTTACGTCGGGTTGAGCACGATTCAACTCATCAAGTAATAATGATGTATTTCTACCTTTTGACCAATAAACTTTATCATTGTGTCTGCTTAGAATGCTATGCTCGTTATTATAAAACTCATTGTAAAGTGCTTGTAATTCGTCACGTGTTATATCCATATCAATCCTTGAGGTCTTTTGTATATTATAACGTATATATGCTTAAATTCACATAAATTATTAATATATGATTAATAACTGTTTAAACTCGCATAAATTATTCATATATGAATTTAAACAGTGATTACTCACTGCAATTGATATTTCTTTCCTGTATAGGCTCGAGGGACATCAATTCTTTTAATTCTTGCGTTGCAGGAACTGTTGTTTTTGTTCGTCTAGTTCTTCCGACTTTTTTAATCTTGGGATCTTTAGATGATATTTCAAGATCACCTGAATCCATTAACTTTTCTTCTTCTTCTTCTTCTGAAGGATACATTGTCATGTATTTTATATTACCATTCACCACTGTATCTTTAGCAGAAGAAGTTTCGATACTAATCTTTTCGATATATGAAAGATCACCATGCACAACTGCACCTTCATGAATATAAATCTCGTTTGCAGTGATATTTCCTACAAGTCTTCCATATACATGGATTGAATCTGTAACTATATCACCTTCAATTAAACCTGGCGTTTCGAGAACAAGTTGTGGGCATTCAATTTTATTGGTTAAAATAGTACCCGCAACAAACAATAAATCTGTTGTATTAAACTCACCTTTAACAGTAGTCCCTTTCGAGATAACCGTTGCCATAGGTGTTTCTTTCTTTTTAAAGATTCCTAATATGTTATGCATTATAATCCTTCGTTCTAATTTCGTAAGCCTTTTTTAGTACTAGTGACGCTTGACGTCTTCCAACTTCACAATCGCTTTTATACATTGCAAGCGCCTTAAATGTAGAACGACCCGTTCCATACTTGTTAAGAATATATCCACACGCTTCAATATTCTTAACAGGATTCGACAGGTCATTTCTGCAAGTTACTATCCCCTCACGTTTCAATTCCGCTAGCCATGTAGTTGCGCTAACACCTGTCACGCCAATTACGTCGATGTGTCTTGATGCTGCCGCTTTATGTTCAACTTTAGTGTTAAACGCACATTCTGAGTCAACTAAACTTGTAAGTACATTCCATTTAACTGTATCATACCTATTAGAAGTTTTTATAATTGCCTCTGCTAGTCGTTGAGCCTCTCTATCAGATACTTTACTGTTTTGATGATGAATATAATCAGTGATTTTATTCTCAATAACGGAAATACGCTTTAATTTTTCGTCTTTATTTTTAAGTTCTTTTTCAACTTGCTCTAATTTTTGTGCTTTTTCTAAAGCACTATTTTGAAATTCTTTACTCTGGTTAATAATATCGTTACTCTTATAGTCGAAGTACATTTTAGCACCAAACATAGATCCAATCAAGATCGACACAAGGATGATTATTAACAACTTCAAATTCTTGATTGTTTTTGATAGCTTCACAAATGGATTATCCAATTTGGGCTCCTTTTTTTAATTTCGTTCATGAAGGAATAAATTCCATCATTTATCTACTTTCATTGAAAGTTGCTTCAATCGAGTTAATCTTATGTTATTTTTTCATAAACACAAAATTTTCGTTATACGATTAAAATTAAGTTCTTTTGATAAGTTCCAATATGTCGATAGGCAACGTATCTGATACCGGTAAATCGGTATATTCAATTGAGTATTCTTCTAACAAACCTCTTATTGACAAATCAATGAGAACCGCCTCTGTCTCGGATTGGGTTCGCCCGTACTCTTGGTATGGATGATTTTCCAAATCACGAGTGACAAAAATATTTATATTTTTGTATGCATTGAAGGTACTTACTACTAAGTTCTTAAATGTATTCACATCATAGACATCGCCAGGTGTAAAATAATGTAAACTCAATGGTAATGGTGAATCTGTTATCACATAATCCACTTTATCTTTAAGTTTCCATATCCTATGGTGTTGTTTCGTAAATATGTACAACTGATCTTTCAACTTGAAGAATGATTCTGAATATACCAAATCCTTTGCATATTCTGTAATCAATTCTACCTTGTATCCTTTTGTTTTCATTAGATGAAACAAACCAGCTGCTGTGGTACTTTTACCCGTTCCGGGACCACCAAAGAGGTTTATTACGGTCAATTATCATTTCCTCCAAACCTGTTTAAATTTTTCCTCAGGTGTTAATACACGCTCATAATTACTCTCACGTTCAATTCGTTTTAACTCACGTTCTGCGAAAAAAATTATTTTGTGGAGATCACGCTCGTAGCTTGAGTGATGTTCTTCACCTGCACGAAAAATCGCTTTGAAGATATTTCCTTGTGAGAAATTCATTTTCTTGTATTCAATTAAATCCTGTAGGTCCTTCATTCCTTCAGGTATCTTATAGTAGTCTGTTGATCCACCATTATTAATTCCTGACATTTTTCTCCTTTATATGTTGAGTAATCATTATAACATACATTAGATTAAATTAATATTAACCTTTTGTATTAGTGGAAATTTTTTCCTTTAAAAATACCTCAACGTACTCTTTAAACTCAATGTCTTTAAATACTAGGTCCTCAAATTTCATTGTATTACCCATTACTGCACGTTCCATATTTTGTAACCAGTTTGGTTTTGTCCACGTGGTAACAATCTCACCATGTGCCTCAACAGTTCTAGGCATGCCAATAAGGTCACCTACTTCTTGATGTGATAGAAACAATGTTTCATTATACACATTTTCCGCCTCAGAAAATTGAGCGGCAATCTGTGATTTACCAATACCATGAGACCCTTCCATAAGAAGGGTCTCGTTTGCATCTAAACATATCTTTAGAATCTCGGGTACTTCAGTAATAATCATCTTAATCCTTCATCATTTTCTGTGAATATATGATACCGCTGTATTCAGTTATTCCTGCACGACGATAACCTTTTGATTTCCATCTCCCTATCTGTTTATCAAGACTAATCCAGTTTTTGTTTGTAAGAATTTTCACATTCATCAATAATCCTTCTTTTGTTAGAATAATTATATCATAAGGAACTTAAAATCAGATTATACTTTTTTACTAAGTAAATATGTAACATTAGTATCACTGAAGTTCCATTGTTTTGAAATCTCCAAGAAACAAGTTCGCTGTACCTTGATAGGTTTTTTAGTAAAGAAATCGACTGCATCAACCTCTTTAGAGCCTTTTTTCCATAGAACGCCGAACTTGTATCTATCAGGAAGTGAATCCCAGTCGTGTCCAAGACCCTTACAAATATCAACTAACTCATTGCTTGTTTTATGCATACATTGCTTATGCGAAAGAATACTTTGAGCAAAAACGTTTTTAGAGTTTCTCTCACAATCTTTAGTTCTCCAAAGAAATGCATTAAATGCTTCAGTATCTGTATCTACTTGAAACACACGAGCATCAAAAAATGCTCTTCCAATTTTTTTCTCTAAGAAAGAAACCTTATTGCTAACTTTATCATATTCCTTAGATAATTCAACAGAAGCAGATCTAACACGCATCAAACCTTCTTTCTCAGTGTATAATTTACTAAGTGTTTCTCTGATTAATTCATTGAACTTCATTGAAGCAAATGATGCCATCAATGAAGTGATTTTCTGAACTCTTCCTGAATAAATCAGATTATCATCAGGAAGGAAAATCAGTGTAATTTCATCCGATTGCGAATAAGAAGCTACTGGGTGGAACTCATCCATAAGGGATCTTGATGTTTCTGATAAAATCTCTGTAAGTAAAGAATCGAAAGGCTTCTCGAATCCTTTAGTCCATTTTGAGAAACCATGACCATCAATTCTCACGATGGTGTATTTTGCTTTATCGAGATATGTTTCACTCTCAGCTTCATATTGTTTAATTCTTGTCCCGAATGGGTCTTTATCAACTTTCATTTTAGTTCCTTCTTATTTGTATTATTATATCATAAGTAAACTTAACGCTTGCTTATGTCAAAATACTTAAAATTCTTATGTCTGAATCCGTCCCATACAGAGTTACCACCTTGTGTATCAAGAAATAACATAGGGACCTTAGGTATTGTTTTCCATTCTTGAACTGGTTCAATGCCCATATCAGTAATAATAATCATTGCGTTATATGGTATTTTGTTCTCATCAATATATTTTATCGCAGGATATATACATGTTCCACCTGATGCAAGACGAGTTATATTTCTAGTTCTGGCATCAAAATCTTCGACACCATGTACTCTAGTATCAACCTGTACAATCTTATAACTAGTGTTCGTAAGACGACAAATCTCTTTAATCTCTGCTAGACCTTTGATGATATACTCATTTCTCATAGAACCAGATACGTCAAGTATAACAACTAAATCAAATGAGACATCTTTTGTTTTACCACGTAATTCCTCACGTTTAGGAAAACGTCTATCTGAGCGCATTATAGTACGTCTAACATTGCATCTTTTATTTCCTACAACCTTTCGTAACTCACGTCTCCAGTCAACTACATTTTTTGATTTAAACAAATCCAACATATCAGATAAACCAGCAGGTGTATTACCACGGCATTTTGATACTGCCTTCTCAAGCATATTTTTAGTCAATTCTTTTCTGAAGGTTTCATCACCAACTGATTCTTTCCAATCATGTGCATCCATAGGAATAGGAAAATCAATGTCTAACTCATTACCATTTTCTGACGTACTATCATCATCTAACTTACCATCTTCAAGTGCCTTTTTGATTAGGTCCTTCATCTTTTCACGATTCTTCTCGTTTTTTTCTTTCTGTTCCTTATACTTGTCATTATCTTCAAGTAAATTATAATATTGTTCAGATGAAAGATTTTTAGGAAGATTATATTGGGTATAATGTAATCCCGATGCAGGAATATTTTCAATCATTTGGTTGATTGCAATATCGGTACCATAATTCCATCGCACATGGTCATCTTGTTTACGAATAATTACATGATTATACGCAATATGTGATGCTTCATGAATGAGAATTGCAATCTTTTCTTGCTCAGTGAATTTATTGAATAAAATTGGATTAATATCAAGGTGGTAACTATATAGATTGAAATATACACCTGCAGGTGCGGGTAATGTCTTATCCATGGTTATCACACATTGAGCAAGTATATGACCATAAAACATGAAATCTTTATGACTAAAAATCTTGGCAATAATCTCTTCGAGGTAAAATCGATTAAACTTCATAATAGTATCTCCGGGTATCTTTTCGAGAACGTTCTTACTACATCTTTAAATAATTCTTCAGTTTTATATGTTATATGTTTCTCCATAAATGAAACAGCATCTATAATATCCATGAAAAATTGCTTATCGGCAGATTTCCATGTGTCATCATCATAATAAAGTGTCTTGATACATTGTGCAGAGGAGTTGAGGAGATTAAAGGTAACACTGACTGCTTGTTTATCAATGCCTTTAATTTTGATGGTGTCGAATATAAATGATACTGGTTCACATTCATAAAGATTTGGTTTACCAGCAGTCATTACATAAAAACAAGTATTGACATTGGGGTATTGTGGTATCTCAATCATTATTTTCCTTCTATTTGTATAATTATATCATATCAATTATTAATAGAAGATTAAATTATTTCTTTAGTGCAAACGCTACTGCAATACAGACAATCGCAACAATCCATAATAGATTCCAAGTCATTTTAATTAGGAATAAGAAAATCATCATGGATAGACCAATTATAAGCGGTAAGCTAAAAAGTATAACCATAACACCTAATGCGATAAGTAAAATTTTCGTAGCATTATTCATCCATTTTCCTTTAATCACATACTATTTAATGTGTTTCTTACTTTAATCGCAACATCAAAATCCATATATAGTCGTTCAGGTGCCTGACATCTATCATTTAATGTAGCAACATTATACAATGTTATGCTATGATCGAAATAAACGAAATAATTATCTTCTTTTGGTGAAGGGTTAAATGGGCGTGAACCTCCACATTCTTTTACAATTTTTTCATATGTTTCTTTATCAATAATCATCGTCTCTCCTGTTGTAATCTCATACGTTTTGCAAAGAAATCTTTTGGATTAAGAAATGCAATGTTAAATTTATCAGCACATTTTTTCAATGTGACAACATCACCATTCTCCAATCCTGTCATACTAACACCATCAATAAAGAGTGTTGGTGTGCAACGAAGACTTTCAATTTTTATTTTAACCTTTTGAGGTTTCATCAATTCATCGATACGACGATTAGACACTATACTTGTCACACTCCAAAGATTTGCATCAATAGGGATGAGTTTCCCACCGTTATTCATATTGAACGCAGATGAGCCTAGA